TATTAATTCTCTTCGTACTATTTCTATTTGGTTGTATAATTCTTTTAATTTCTCAACTAACATCTCCCTCTTTGTCTTCATCATAATCTAAAAAGTCTAATCGTGTTTCAATCATTTTAATTAACCTTGCTTGTGTCAAGGTTTTGTAACTTGGGAATAAAAGTAAACTTTTTTCCTCTAATTCAAAAAGAAAATAAACAAAGAATTTAAGTTCCTCTAAAATCTCGCCATCAGTTACATCAAATATTTCTTCTTCTTTATTCTCCATATAAAACACCGTTATAAACACATTTATAATCAATAATAGCGTGGGGTTGTGCAAAGAATAAAACTTTATCGCCATCAATCTTGAAAGTTACTTCCAGGAAGCCTTGACACCAATCTGCTATCTTACCGGTAGGTAGATATTCTACTGCTTCCATTAACCTGGTACATCCAACCTCAAACCAAGCATTAATGTTATGCCTATTTCTTATGTATCGCATTCCAAGCCTATGACTGTGTCCTGTGCATCCGGAACCCCAATACTCAATAATATTCTTTTCACTTGCGTTCTTTGTTAAACTTAATCCGTGAGTAATATCAAAAATATCAAAGTAATTAAAAACATCCGTAGGGTCATAAACCATATCGTTTTCTGCCAGGTGCAGCATCTCTTCAAACTTCGTTGATTCAAAGTGTTTATAAAGTATAGCTAATCTTGCTAATTGTCCTTTGGATAATAAAAAAGGCTTTGTAACTCGTTCATCGTGGTTACCAGTTCTTATTGTAATCTTCGCATCTGTTGAAAGTCTTAAAGGCTTTAGGATTTGTTCTTCGGTGTATCTAAATTCTTCAACTTCGTTATATCCTTTTAAGATACCTTCCATAAAAAGTTTATTAGTATGCTTGGAAACAAAAGGTAAATCTACTATATCTCCGTTGATACAAACTTCATCAAATTTATTGTGTTGTAGAATGTTATTGATTACCCTTAAACATTTAAGGTCAGCTAACCAACCATGTGGGTCGGAAAATACAAATAGCTTATAAGTTCTTTTATCCGTTAGCTTTTTTAACTGATATTGGTTGTATTCAGTCTCGGTTAGTCTTGGTCTGTGCATGGTTTTTTTTCTCGAAATTACTAATTATTTTAGCAAATGCAATTATCTTTTATTCAAAGGCTTATGATTTATGGTTGTCATATAACCACCCAAAGCAATTAATGCCGATAGGAATAGCTTAATACAAGTATTTAAAGACCAAATAAAATTATCCCAGTCAATAGTTACCCAAGCATTCGCAATAGCTACAATCGCTCCAAATACCGTAGAAAGTGTATTATTTAATTTTCGCATATAAGTTAAACTCTCTTAATCTTCTTCTCATTAATCCCTTACTAACCACTCCACCAACTTTAATCCACATCAAGAAGCCTATTCTTATTTTTTCAATAGTTTGTCCACCGTTAATAAACTTAACCAAAGAAGACTTTGCAAATGCTCCACATCCAATATTATAACAAAGGCAGAATAAAGCATCAAATTCGTTCTGTTTAAGCGGTCTAATAACATATCTTTTAATACAAGCAGCGTAAGTGTCGGAAGTGTCTAAGAATAGCTTATAGGCTTCCTCTTGCGTTATTTTATCACCTTTCTTTACTGGGTTCCCATTATCGTATTTAGTCGAACCTATCCCAATGGTCCAAACTCCTGCACTACATTGGTAAGCATCTAATTTTAACCCTTCAAAGTCAACTAATAACTTTAAACCATCCTCGCTTATTTGTGCCATAAGTAGTCTTTAATAAAAGTTATACCTGTTATCGTTAATATAAAAGCACCAATTCTTACTGCCCAGTTTATACCTGTGTTATAATCCCGGACCTCTTGAACACTTTTTTCAGTATCTTCTAAAGTTTCTTCGATTAATTCTAATCTTTGAAGGATTCCGTTTCTGTTTAGCTTTGATCCCGTGATAGCCTGGCTAATCATTTCTACATTTATAGACAAAGTCTTTAATTGATCGTTTATTTCTTTTAATTCATTCATTACGCAGGGGGTATTATTTCTGTTTGCGAATTACTTGTGCTACTACCTGGTTGTCCAAATAATGTAGATTGACTAAATTGAAAAGGAGCAAGACCAAGTGTAAAGTATTCAATATTGTTTGTTAAATCTTCTTCAAGTTTAGCGTTGGTTTTGTTATTAAAATAGTCAAATGTAGCCTCAGTCATAAAGAAATTAGCACCTATATTTATAATATTATTTAAATTAGCTAATAAGCAATTAAATGCTTGAAATATTCCGCCATCAGCTTCTACATCAGCAGCAAATTGATTAACTATATTATTAGTTATTGTTCTATTAAAGACACCATTAATTTCAGTATAAACAGGAAACGCAAAAGGAGTAACACCTACAACAGGAGTCTGCTCTGCATAAACATTACCGTTATAAGTTCTTCCAGGTGATCTATAAAAAGAAAGTACAGAAGATGCCACTAAACTATTTAAATAACTATAATTAGGTGTTTCGCCTTCAATAACTTCCATAAAAGGCTTTCTCCATTTATTAGAAGCTTGAATATAATTGACAAAATCGTAAGTTTCTTTAGTAAAAATAACATCCTCGTAGTAAACTGCCGATAATCCATTTGAATCACCGGTATGAAACATCGACTCTACTAACTTTATGTTTTTTTGATATCCTGGCTTTGGTAAATTTAAATCTGTGTTTTGTACTGCTTTATAACCTAACTTATTTAAAGATAAATTTCTTGTAGGTATAATGTTAAGCTGGATGTTATCTATATTCAAATGGCTTACATTAAATAAAGAATTTAACCTCATTGGTCTTATTCTTAAATCAAGTTGATCTAATTCCCAAAACCAATTTGTAGAAGAATGTACATTTCCACCACTTGATTGCGTATATTTAGATAATACTTGGAATCTCTTCCACATATTATTATCAGCGTACGCTTCTATTCTTGTAGGATTACTTCCTATTGTTTGTGCAGTGCTTTGAGCGGACCACAATCCAGTAGCATCAAAAGAAGCATAATCAGCAATCGGATAAGTAGCTGAAGACTCTAATCTTTTAGATAAAAAGGTAACATTAAATCCATCACCTGGCTCAGGAGCAGTAATCCTAAAATCAAAGTTTATATTAAAAGCGTAGCTATCTCCTAAGTGAGTATAAGTATTTAAGACCGGATCAAAACATCCTAAAAATCTTTTCATATCCATACTTATTCCAAAGTAATTGCTTCCATCAATAGGATCAGTTTTTAATTCCTTTTCAACAGTTTCCATCCAATATGGATCATAAGGATGCGATGTGCTTTTTTCGCCATTGTAAGTACCTACATTTTCGGTCCAAAACAAAGGTTTATTAGGGAATACAGAAGTATCTTCTTGGAAGAATCCATAATTAATAGTTAAATTTTTAACATTATTAGGATACATTAATTGAACTTCATCTAATCTTGGTCTTAATGTTACTACTTGGTTAGCATCACTAAAGATTGTTTCGGTATTTCTTTTAATAATGGTTTTGATATTATAATCACCATCTAAGATAAAAGAACTATCAGTATAATTATATTTTCTATAAGGAACTAAATTATCTTGGCTTGTGCCTAATTCGTTTATTGCTAAAATAGTCCAGGTGTTATCTCTATTATCTAAGTAAAGAATGCAACCTAAAGAAGTTAATAAATCACCTACTAATTTTTGTAAATCATAAGGACTGTTATTAGACCAATCAATAGCAGCATATTCGTTAATAAACATACTTGCCTCATTCTTTGGAACATTGTTTTCAGTAAAGTTAAAAGCAAATTTATAGTCAATATCTAAACCTACTAAGTTTAAACATTTAATAATAAAATCTTTGATTGAAATACCTTCGTAAAAGTCTTGTGTTTGAAACATCGTAAACTCTTCGTATTCCGAATATTTGTATTCTTTTAAAACACCTAAGAAATCAGTAGCAGTTAATCTAAGGAAATATTGGTCCTGCCAATCGTATTGTATATCCGAATTTAAAATATAACCACTCCATAAAGAAGTTTCTGTAACACCCTCAACTAATTCTAAAACAACTTTCCAAGTAGTATTATCTGTATTATCAAAAAATACCTCCGGTTGTATTGGTGAGTTTTCATCAAAAAAGATGTTTATTTCAGCAGCTGAAGTTCTAAAAGGCTCAAATACATAATCCGATTTAGACCTATAAGTTAAAGAAAAAGGTAAATTTGAAGGGACTAAAGAAATTGCATCGTATTCTACTGCAACACTTTCTTTTTTGTAAAACTTTAAACGGTAATAAAAATCACTTGCATCAGCGTTCTTTAATCCTACCCACTCTAATTTGTATTTATAATTATAAACCATTATACAAGCCTGTTTAATCTTCCGTTATAATTCTGTAAAACTCCATATAATTTATCTCCTTGTATTTCAAAAGAAACATTGCCTTGTGCAGTAGTACTTGTTGGCATAGCCACCATTGATCCACTTGCACTTCCTTGACTAAAATCAAGACCTGATAATTGTTTAAATATTGGTGCAAACCCAGCTACTGAAGATGCAGCACCAAATCCACCTAAAAAGAAACTTAATAAAGCAGCAACCGCAGCTGCAATAAGTAATTTTTTAATTAATTGTAATAATGCTTTTCCTATTGATACAAAGAAGTTTTCTCCACCATCTAAAGCAGCGTTAAATGAATTTGTTAATGCTTCGCCTAATAAACCTATTGTAGTTTGTAAGTTTTGATTGTATGCTTCGATTGCAGGATCATTCCATAAACCATTAAATGATTCTTTAAGAACACTTATATTACCACTTAACTTTTCTACTACTGCATTGAATGCCTCTAATTCTTGAGCAGCTATACCAGCTTTAGCATCAGTTAAGTCATTCATAGTCATCATTGCTGACCCTTGTGCAGTTCTCTTAGTTTTAGTTGTAGTAGTTTTAGCAGCAGCAGGACTCCCAAATGATTTTAATACATCTACATTTGTTTTTTTGGTTTCTTTGTTTAACTTATTTAATTCATTATAAACGCTTGCATAAGAATCAGCAAGTGCCGTATTACTTGTAATTGCAGCAGAAAATCTATGAAAAAACTCTCCCCAAGATTTACTTTCAAGTATTTCTAAAGTTCTATTAGCACCATCAATTATTGTTTTGAAAAACTCTCCAATATGACCATTATTAATAGCATTGGTAAAGGTGTTGCTTAATCTATTTGTACTCGCTTGTAATGAATCAACATCCCCTACAATTTTATCTCCAAATGTTTTATTTAATTCTAAAGCTAATTTAGGCAATAAATCTCCTGCCATAATCTCGCCATTCTCAAGCATTTTACCCAATTCAGCAGTAGTTACACCCATCGCTTTAGCAGCTAAGTTAAATGCGCCAGGTAAACGCTCACCTAATTGACCTCTTAACTCTTCAGCAGATACCGTTCCTTTTGATATCATTTGACTTAAAGCATTCAAAGACCCTTTTAAATCATCGTTAGATAATTTAAGAACTGAAGCTGCTTTAGCTACTGATTCAAAAATATAATTTGTTTGCTCTAAAGGGACATTAGCAGAAACTGCTGCTGCTGCAAAGTTTTTATAAGCCTCGCCAACTGCAATAAGATTTAATCCGTATTGATCAGCAAATTTAGATAATTGTTGGAATTGTGCTGCTGCTGCTTCACTTGATCCTAAAACCGCAGTTAAAGCAGAATTAATAGCATCTAATTTTAAAGCACTATCAAAGGAAGCACCTACTACTTGAATTGCAGCATTTAAACTTAAATAGCCTAAAGCAAGATTTTTAATCCCATCAGTAGCACTATTAAAAGAGTTTTGTATTTTATCGCTAGTTTGTTTGTTTGCAGAAGCAAAAGATTGTAAATCCGATTGAGCAGTATTTAATTGGCTTTTTAAACCTTTAATATCCGCACTTAATTCAACTATTAATTTTTCATTTACCATCTTCTTTCGGCTTTAATTTTTCCAAAATCGCTTCTTTATCTTTTTGAGTAGTAATGGTAATTTTCTTGTTTAACCTATTTAAAATATCAGTCCATAATGGCAATATTTCTCTTGGTTTCTTTTGATTTTTCTTCTCTACTTGAGTGTTTAAAATGTAAGACATTAAAGTCCTGGTCCTATCCCACTCACTTGCATCCTGCTTTCTTTTATAAATAAAATATCTATAATAATCTACAAAAGTCATATCCCAAAAAATATGCGGTAACAAACCCAAGTCCATCACCGCACAATCCAAGATATCATCCCAAGTTACTTTTTTTTTTCTCCTTGTTGTTCGGTAGACATTGCCTTAAATGCTTTAATCATTTCTTGCGTTATCTTTAAACAACTTTCGGTAAAGCACTTAATAACTTGTAATTGACCTTCATAACTCAAGTCATCTACCCATTCAACTACATCTTCAAATGTGAAATCTATAATTAAACTTTTACCTCTGTAATATCCAGTCAATCCGGAGTAAACTAAATCAGCTATCATTTGTAACTGACTGTAATCTTCTCCTATTTCTTTAATATTACCAATATCACTACCACTAATCTTTGTGTAAGTTTCTAACGCATAGTTAGAAAACTTCAACTGCTTTACCTCTCCGTTAAGAGTAAGTTCAAGTATTCCGTTCATAGTTTGTTTGTTTTATTTATGCTATTGTTGCAAATGTAGGTGCGCCTGTTCCTGCAAACTCAATAGAGTAAGTAGTTACATCTTCCATTGGTGCTGAAACTTCGCAAGAAGTAATGTAAGCACTTTGAGAAACCGATTTATCACCTGTAATCATATCAGTCCAAATGATAGCAACTAAAGTTCTATTATTGTAGGCAGTAAAAATATCTGCTAAATCTTTATTCGCTGAAACAAAGTCTGCAAGACCTTCTGCTGAATAAGTAATGTCTCTTAAACCTGGCATAATTTCTTTCCATCCACCACTTTCTTTAGAAGTAGTTTCGAAAACATCCTGATTCATAGACATAGTAACATTGGTTAATTCTGCTAATTGCGTTCCATCCATTTTTAAGATTTGCGCTGTGCCGTTGTAAACTGCCATATTATTTTATTTTAAAGTTAATTAATCTGTTATTGTGTAAGTTCCGGTAAATGATACAGTATAAGATACCACATCTTCCATTGGAGCGTTTACTTCTATACTATCTACATATGTTAATCCTACAAAATATCCTTGTGGAATTACAGGATTAGATATTAATATGTTAATAGGTGTTCTTGCATCGTAAGCAGCAAATAAAGTTGTTATTCCTAAATCCGTTGCACCTTCATCAAAGTTTACTAAAGCATCAGCCGTAAAAGCAAAATCTCTTAGTCCAGGTAAATTTACTTGGTATCCGCCTGATTGCTTACAAGTAGCATCTATCATAGCATCGTTTAATGTAATAGTTACATTAGTTTGACACATCAAAGGGAAATTTGAATCTGCATCGTAAAGTAAAATATCCGAACCGTTTAATACGCTCATATTCCTTGTTGTATTTTAAATGTAAACCTAATTAATCTTCTTGTTAAAACACCTGTTGAAACTTGTTGATCTATACTATTTGTGCTTTCTAATAATGTTCGTATAATGTACCAATCAGGGCTTAAATCTAAGTATCCATCTTGTCTTGTTCTTATTAGTTCTGTTATTTGGTTAGATATGTTATCACAAATCAATTTACCACCAAAACTATTGTCAAACTTCATACAAACCTCAATTAAAAGGCTTAATTCTTGTCCGTAACTTTGTTTACTTCCTTCTAATAACTCCGTAGCGTTAAAAGTTGATAGTAAAACATAAGGTTGTGCAGCGTTAGCAGGAACTCCTGCTGAATCATACACCGGTATTGCTTGACTATTATATTCTAAAACTCCGAATAAACGATCATATACCTTTGTCCTTATTAATTGACCGACATCTTTCATTCCACAAATTTACGATTTATTTACTAATATTCTTAGCAATTTTTCTCATATCACTTAAAAATACTTTTCTATACTTTAAATAAGCTGGAATAAGAAATGGTTGTGCTTTCATAGTACCTTTACCATTGACATAAAACTGCATTGCAAAATCACTAAAGCCTTGTGGAATAACTACACCACTACCAGTTCCAAATTCCACATAAGGAGCATATGGAGCAGCCTGTCCACCAAAAGCAACTACACCGGTTAATTGATTATCTAAATAACTTGTATTGCCTGAGCCTCTTAAATAGCCATCTAAAACAGGAACATTAGCTACTGCTTGAGCATAGATTTGATCAGTATTCCTAACAACCGCAGATTTAGTTTGTAAAGTTGCCTGGCTTGAAACCCTTTTTAAACGATTTAATACTTGTGAAGTACCTCTAATTTTCATTATTCAGTTACCATATAAGTTAGACCATTTTCAGCCATTATAAAATCATTACCGGTTATTTGTCTATCTAAAGTACAATAAATGATAATAGTCTTTTTTCTTTCTTCTACTGTTGAGAAACTTTGTACCACATAAAGACCATTGTTAAAAACAATCTTATCTAATTGGCTAAACTCCGGATAATCATCGTATCTAATAGTCATCTCGTAGGTTTGGTCTAAAGATATTCTTGAATCTTCAAAATCTCTACTACCAGTCTTAGCAACTATCTTTGCCCATAAAGTTTGCGCTAAAGTGTAAGTAGGTGTAGTACCACCTGCACCATCAGGACTAACTGATAGGTTATAAATTTGAATTTGATTTCTTAATTCTCCTGCCTTCATTAGATACCTAAAATAGTGTTTCTACAATATGGTTGTGCTTGTCTTCTTGCATCCGAACTTAACTCGTAAGCCTGGTCATAAATAGAGTAATTTTCCCTATTCTCGTAGTCAGTAGATATTTGTTTTAATATGGCTAATTTTAAGCCCTTAGGAGCGACTGCAAACCCTGCTTCGTACTCTATTGTCAAACCGACAGTAGAATAAGCCTCAAGGACTTTATATTGCAATCCTCGTGCAGTATATTCCACTTCTACATCATTATCATCAACTACCGAGTTAATCAAGGTAACTGGGCCGTAAGGAATCTCTTGTGGAATGTGAAAATAAAACCAATAAGCCCTTAAAGTCTTTTCCCCTAAAGATAGCCCTGTAAACTTCTCTATTCGTTCCCTTGCTGAAGTTATAAGTTCTTCTATTAGGTCGTTCTCCGAATCCGAAGAAATACGCATATAATCTTTAGCCTCTTGTAAGGTAACAGGCTCGGTTGTTAAATCAGTTACGATTTCGCACTGAAACTCTGAATTTATCATTACGCTGCTTTTTCTAAACCTAATTCGTTAATCACAATATCAGAAACATAACTATTGTCTGTTCCCCAGTTTGCAAATTGTTCTTCTGTTAAACTTAAGTTACCCTCTGCTACCATTTTACCATCCTTATCACATAATTTGTAATAAGTAGAGCAGCTAACGGCATCAGTTTGAAAAGGTAATACTAATACATCAATTTGAGTGATAGTGCCTAAAACACCAACCTTACTCGGCTTTAATTGAATCATCTTTTTGTTCTTTAATATTTAAAACTTCTTTTAATTGGATAAGAGCATCAGCGATAACTTTTGCATCACTTAAATTAAATACTCCTTTTTGTGTTGCGATATCAAGTCCTTGACCTACTATCGAATATATTTGTTCGTTGTTCATTTTGCTAAATTACTAATTACATAGCTGAATGCGAAACTTTTCTCCATCCACTACCATCATAAAAACATAAAGTTGCTAAAGTTGTGTTAAATACAACCATTCCAGCAGCAGGAGTTAAAGCATTTATTTGAGTTGTTGTAAAATTACCAACCGTTACGCTTGAACTGAATGTCGCTGCACCTGATGAAGCTAAAGTTAAAAAGTTTGTACCTGCTCCTGATGAAAGTATTAAATTATTTTCTGCTCTTATTCCTAAATCTGTATTATTATTATATGGACTTCCAAATAAATGATAAGCATTTCCTATATAACCTGTATTAGAACTTATAGTTGAAAAACCTATAAAGTTTCCATTTACATCATTTGAACTTAAAGTTAAAGCAGACCCATTTTTTTGTATTCTTAATTCTGATTGTACTCTCGCAGTTCCGTTTACATCTAACTTGTATCCTGCATCTGTGGTTGTGCCGATTAAAACATTACCAGCGTTAAATACAGTAGTACCTGCTGATTGTATATAAATTTTTGGAACATTACCTTCATATAAATATATATCCCCACCCGTTGCTGTTGGTGCTAAAGTAACACCAAATAAACTTCCTCTGAAATTAGCATTACCTCTTACATCAAGTAAAGCAGATGGACTTGAAGTTCCTATACCGACATTACCTGCTGATGTGATACGCATTCTTTCAGCACCATTAGCAACAAATAACATATTATCATTTGCGTGAGTGTAAGCAATTTGACCAATATTAGCACTATCAGTATCTCCAAAATGTAAAAAAGAAACACTTGAATTTGATGCTAACATTCCTAACCCACTCGCACCTGATGTATTTGATGCAAGAATTTGAATATTAGAATCTATACCTCCTGTTGGAGCAGAATAAGTTTTTGAAGCGTGGAATAATGAAGCAGGACTTGCAGTACCAATCCCAACATTCGTTCCATTATCAAATAATTGTGAATTTCCTAAAGCACTTGCTCCAGTAAACTTTGGTAAGTAATTAGTAGTTCCCGTTCCTGTGATTGGATTTGTTAATACTGTTTGAAATGCAGCAGAAGATAAACCATCTAATAAATCAGCGTTTAAGTTAGTTACTTTAGTAGTAGAAGCAACAGAAAATGGTGCAGTACCATCAGCAACCGAAGATATTAATTGAGAACTAAAAGTTTTAAATCCTGCGATAGTTTGATTACCGGTTAAGGCAACAAAAGCCGAACCAATATAAGTTGAAAAAACCGCACCGGTAGCTTTCTTATTTACTCCGCCTTGTACTATTGGAATAATATCCGTTCCACCAACCGTAGCTGCTGAAGGGAATTCCGTAAATTTAACATTTGCCATATCTTTATTGTTCTAAAATTATATAATCTCCGCTTTCCGATATAATAAAATCCCCACCTTGTGTGATCATATATTCAGCAGCATCTGAAATTGTTGTTAGTTCTATTATTTCTTCATCAGTTGGTAAAGTTCCTGCAACACCACCCATAAAAATTGAACCTCTTATTCTATCTTTAATAGGATTTAATGCACCTGCTATTGTGCCTAAGTCTAATCTATTTAATGAATATGGACTTACTCCAACAGAATTACCTGCTTCAAGAACATTTACACCATCAATCCAAACCTTTACAACACTATCAGTGAATTTAACTGCAACCTTATGAATACCATCAGGATAAGCACTAAACACTTGATATTGATTATCAGGATTATTATACAAATTTACGATAAAATCGTTAGTATTGGAAACACCTATTGCACAATAATAATCAAGACTACCATCATTCACCGAACCTATTACCTCGTAGAAATCATCAATATTTGCGCCTGATCGTAAACGAACATCAAAATACATTAAAAATTCTTCTCTGCCAGTTATATCTTTATAGATAATATCCTTTGGTCTTGTATTTATAGTAGCACCATTAGTAATTGGCGAAGTAGCAAAATCTCCTTCTTCAAATTGTGGAGTCCAAATTAAAGCATCACCTACAACCTCAAATCCTATATCGCAAGGACCGGAAGGAATCGAAGTATAAGTATATCTTTCCCAGCTATCACTTAAAGTATAAGTTACATCTCCTGCACTTGTGTAAAGTCTAATAGTAGAAGCCGTATTTCTTTTAGCATAAACAGAAAGAGTTAAATAAGGACCTCCAAAATCAATTATTTGATAAGCGTTAGCATTTTGAAATCTTGCAGCACTAAAAGGCATAAGATTTGGTCCTTGCCCATAAAGATCCGTAATTGTTCCGTTAGTATTCCAATTAACCGCAGCAAAATCAGAAGTATTTAAAAAGTAATTAAAAGACTCCTTTTGGATAAATAACTCAGGACAAGTTGAATATTCGTAATCACATAAAGGAACATCAACACCCTGTAAATCTAAATATTTAAAAGTAGGAACTGTTGTGCTATTTATCGTTCTGTAAGCAGTTAAATCTCTACTTGCATTAAAGAAACCAAATCTTGGATATACAGTGTATAATTTCCCAGCTTTAAAGCCATTTGGAAACATTACAACAGAATCAATAGCAGGATTATTTAGGTATGGATATAAGTTTATCACTTTTTCTTTATTTTGCCTTTAAACTCTTTTGTAACACCTTTATCAACGATTTGAGTAAAGTACCCAACCTTAATAAATTCTTTCATCTTATCGCTTAAAAC